AAACCAGCAAAATTAGCTAATTCAGTCGCTGGAACACAAGTAAATATGCTGATAGAACAGAACTTTTCTGTTTCGAATAGCGTATCCGGAGAATTTGGCGAATTACCCTTTAAATTCTCTGTAACCATGACCGTGCCTAAACACTCTTCTATAACTGCGGAGCTTATTAAAAAGACTTCCGTACAGACTATTGGAGCGCTCTTTGGTTCCGATGAAGTACTTGGCAATCTAATTGCTAGTATCTTCAGAGGCGACCTTAGAATAGACGCGTAGTTAGGTGACGATATGGCTAGAACGATTAAGATGAAAATCGACAGAGTAGATGAACTCTTTTCTAGATCATATTGGAGTAGGGACAAAAGGGCAATATATTATGCTTTCGGACTAGGTCCGATGCCCGAGATACCAAGCGGTTATTCGAAGATATCGCTGTCTGTCCTATTGGATAGATGGTATTATTTAGAAGTAATTGCTGAATATCATGTTCTTATTTTAGATGTGTTCACAAATTGCGGAAGAACAGGGGAAGCTCGAACGATCGCTGGTGACTTTGTAAAACAAGTTGCTAGTCACGCTTTCGATCCGATCCTATTCTGCAGGGGTATAGCCCTTATGAAAGACTATACCTTGAGGGTTCTCCACGGAGACCTTGACGTGCGTCTAAAACCATTGTCTTCTATAATAAAGCAAGAAGATATATGGTTTATTCGCCCTTGGTTCACTTTGCTAAAACAAATTATAGTGAAACAAGATCAGGATATCCTGGAGATATGCGCTCTCCGCCAATTAGCGGAGTATTTAGGTAGGACAAAATTTGAATCAACCTTTAATCAGTTGAGCAAATCTGCCGAAGATAAGTACGTAGAATCAGAGCAAAAATTTTCTGAATTCGAGTACAGCGAGGACCTAGCACGAGAGTTATTTCATGAAATCTCGGAGATCCTTCCTAAGGATTTATGGGAGACTGAAATGGCTAACTTTGTGCCTAGCAATAGTGGTGGCGCGCCTGCAGGTGCAACGCGCGAAGAAGGCGGCAATATGTGGTACAAGTACTCGCATATGTCCGCTGACTCTAGGTTATTCCGGGGTTTACCTGGCGAGCCTAAATCACTGTTTCCGCTACCGCATCGTTTGACAAAATTAGTCAGAATGTGCGAATTGTGTGCTGTACCAAAGACTGCGAACTCGATACGATGGATCTCGAAAGAGCCACCTGTGTTAAGTTACTTGCAGCATGGCGTACAGCGGGCTATGGTTAGAGTCTTAAAATCGACGGTGCGTAAGCACCTGGATTTTTCGGATTCCGCTCGAAGCGGAAGAATGGCGGTTGAAGGCAGTCTGTTTGGCGAATACGCTACGATAGACCTGTCTGAAGCTTCTGATTCGATAACATGGAAACTCGTTTCTATGATATTTCCTCAGTATGTCAGA